CCAGCGGCACCATGCCCGGTGCACCGGGCTGTTGCGCGGGCACCATCGACGGTGGCGAAGGCTGCGCGTGTGTACCCTGTCGCGGGTCGACGGCAGCGGCCTCTGCAAGGAAGGCCCGGAAGAACGCGGCCACTCGAAGAGCGTCGCCGTTGTTCCATGCTTCTTGCATCAGTTGCTGCCGTATAACACCGCTATAAACTTCGGGCAACTGAACCCATTGCAGGAAACGCGGATCGCGGTTGATGTCCTGCCAGTCGGGCACCAATCCGCCGATCGTCGCATGCATGCGCGTGAGGAACGCGTTCGACGTCTCCTGCTGCACCGTGCCCATCTGACCGCGCAGGCTCTGGATTTCAGCCTGTAGGGGAGCGGCCACTTCAGCGGCGGCGCGGCGCACCACGTCAATGAACTCTGGACCGTAATCGGCAAGTTCCTGTTCGGTGAGAAGCGGCGTCGGCGTGCCGCCATTGGGCTGCGGCGTCGGCTGACGCAAAATGGCGTTCTCGTTCTGCAGCCGCTGCAGCTGCTCGCTCATCGTACCGACCTGCTCGCCCAGCCGGTCGTAACGACCCTTCATCGCCTTGAAGCGCCGCTCCCATTCGTCGGGCGGCAGGACTTCGGGCTCTTGCGGCGGCGGTGGCTGCGGCGGAGGAGGCTCACCCGGCGGCTCGGGCTGCGCGATCGACGGAGGAGGTTGCGGCGGTTGCTCGGAGCCGGGCTCTGGCAGCACCGACGGTTCAGCCTCGCCGTTCATCGCCCGTTGAATGGCTTCGGAGCGCGCGCCCGCGTCGCGTACGGCTTTAGGAACTTTGATGTCGGGATCGACGCCACCCGGTGGCGGCTTCGCGCGTAGTGTTTCGGCAGAGACAGGTTGTGTCATGGCAGCCTCTACGCTCTATTCTGGTAGGCTTTTCGCTTCTCCAAGCACAGCTCCATGCGTTTGCGAACCTCGGCGAGAACTGATGCCCGGCCTTGCGCGTTCAAAATCACACCAGCATCTGCCGCAAGCAAGTCCGTTTTTTGCTTTTCTTCCAGTTGCTTGAACGCTTCCACGAGCAGACCGAACTGCTCCGGCACGGCAACCTTGAGGTTCGATGCCGCCATCGTCAGCTCATACCACGGGTCATTCGTCATGCTATGGCCGTGGCAAAAAGCCCGGCATCCCCAAAGCGTTAGCGCCTGACGGTGTGGCTTTGGAGTAGTTGCCCAAGGCTGACTGCATCGGATCGCCGCCAAGCAGCTCGTGCACAGCGGCGCGGTCGGGCAAGAGCGCTTGGCCGCCGCCCTTGCCCTGCTGCGCCGTGGTCCCCGGCAGCGACGTCCCCAACTGACCGAGCTTGCGGCCGTTGACGTGGTGGACGCCGGGCAGTTTCACTGCTGGCTCGACTGGCCGGGCACCACCGTGCGCGATCCGGTATTGCCGTGCATGTGCGTCTTGCCGCCGTGGGCGAAGCCTTCCTGCCGCGCGCCCGATGCCGACGTGCAATTCGGGTCCTGCGGTCCCGCACCGAACTTGTTCTGGGTGCTTTCCGAATAGAAGCCGACTTCGCCGCCCGGCTTGGGAGCGATGCCACGCTTCGAGCCGGTACCCTGCTGCGCCGACTGACCGGGCTCCTGCGGGCCGGTGCCGGACCAACCGTGCATCTTGTTGTTGCCGCCCTTCTGGAACGCCCCACCGGGCGGGCTGGTCGTGATCTTCATGTCCTTCATCTGATCCTCCTTCCTCGTACGAGGAACTAAGCGCCAGCTACACGTCGGCCAACCAAGTTCGTCTGCGGGCCCATGCCTTGCGCCGATGCCTGCGGCCCGGGAGCCTGCGGCGCACCGGGCGGGCCAGCCGAGGGCGGCGGTCCTGCCGCCTTCTGCCCGCCCGCCTTGCCCGGTGGACCCGGTAGCTGGGGCGGCCCTTGCGCGTGGCCGGGCATACCGCCCGCCTGCGCTTGCGCTTGCGCCTGCTTCTGCTGGGTCTCCATCTCGTCTTCGCTGGGCACGATATCCTCGCCATCGAGCCCGATGCCGGTCGACACCGAGCGCAGCACGTTGGCGCGGCCCTTCGGCCCGATGATCTGCATGTCGATGGGGTTGGCTGTCAACTGCAGGAACTCCAGCTGGCGCTGGCGCATCGTCTCGCGTTGCACGGCGACGACGACGCCCTTGGGCTGCACCTGCTCCTCGCCGGACAGCAGGCCCGATGTGTCGGTCATCAGGATGAGGTCGAGCAAGTCGCGGATCGACGGGTCTATCTGGTCTCCGTCGACGTTGGCGCAGACGGTTTGAAGGATTTTCGACGCATTTCCCATGAGCATTGCCAGTCCAGAAGCTGTACGACCAGCACCGCCACCGGGAGAATTACCAGACAGATAACGAGGAATGGCACTAACATCGTCAGCGAGGCCGTAAAACGCATTGAAGACTTGGAAAAGTTCTTGAGCGTTCGACTGCGGCTGGAAGAACGAGACAGCGGGTTCAGTTGAACCAGCGACGGCTGGATTAGTCGTGCGCCAGCGCTTCCACGGGAAGAGTTCATCGCCGCTCTCCTGTCCCGATAGTCGATCCTCGTTGATGATCACCTGCGGCCCGGACGCGATCGACATGTTGTTAACGACCGAGCGCAGGCAGGCGTTGGACACTTCCTGCAAATCGGAAATCAGGTCAGGGATGCCGTTGCCGATCGGCGAGCCGGGAATTTTTTCGAAGCTGGTGACATAGAACGGCTTGCGACGACGCACGTTGGGGCTCAACTGCACCTTGATCAGGTACTGGCCGACCAGCCACGCCTGAATGGCGTAGTCGCGCAACTCGTCCTGTATCTGCGTCTCGTCGAAGCCGTACTCCAGCAGCATGCGCCCCTGCACATTGCCGTGGAACTCCAGCGTCGTGATCATATGTGTCTGGTTGAAGATCGGGTTCTCGCGGTTCTCCATGACCGCACGCGACGCGTCGGTCGAATCCCAGTTCTCGACCAAGCCGCCCGAGCCGTAATACTGCAGCACCGCCCGGATGTTGGGCGTGTTGTAACCGGGCAGGCCGATCAGATCGTTAAGATCGGTGCGGGTGACCCGCAGGCGATGGATGACGTTGGCGCTGTCGATGTCGCTGACACCGGGCGACCACCAGAGGTCGAACGGGCTGACGCGCTCCCACCACAGCCGCGCCCGGCGCACCTGCACCGCCTGCCGGCCCTGCCACGTGATATCGTTCACCATGCGCACGATCGGCCCTTTGAGGCAGCTGAACGGCATGCTGCAGACATCATAAAGGCACTCGCCCAAGGCCCCATAAAAGTTGCCTTGGACGAGTATTTCCTCGATCTTGTCCTCGCTGATGAGCGTCTGCTCATGCTGATGCTTCTTGGCCGCGTCGCGCGCCGCGCTCATCAGCTGAAACACCCGGCGCTGAATTTTGTCAGGTGACGGCGGCTCGCCCGGGATCGGCGGCATGCCCGGCGTCATGCCGGTCGGATCGGGAACGCCCGGTGCCCCCATGGCCGCCGACTGCGCTTCAGCGGTGACCAGCTGTTCAATAGACTGCAGCTGTTCGGCGGGAATGGTTGGGTCCGACGGTGGCTGCAAGCCCCACGGCTTGTCGGCACCCAGATAGACATCGCGCAACAGGGACTGGGCCCCGCGCACCTTGGCCGCGATCAAGCGGGCGTAGACTTCGCTGCCGCCAAACTTTCTAATCTCTGCCAGCTTGGCCGGTTCGTAGACACCTTGGATCGCCCGCATGCTCATGAGCAGTCGGTCCGACCAGCCGTTGGTGGTGTTACGATGGCGGACCATCATGTCCCACTGCTGCCGAATATAACCGGCTAGGCCAACATACTGGATTGTGTCAGGCTGAGCGGCACGCTGTTCCTCGATACTCCGCTGTTCAGCGGCCATCAGTTCAGCGTTCGAAGCGGTGCGCACGAGCCCCGGTTGACGCTGCATCGGGAACGAGATGGGGTCAGCCATGGTTGGGGACCATATCATGGACGAACAGGAACTGAATATCGAAACAATGGCTTCCCAGCTGGCCCGCGAGATTGCCCGCAACCTCGTCCCGATCGGGGAAATCCAAGAGCGCTACCACATCGACGAGGACAACTATCAGAGGATCGTCGGCTCGGGGTTCTTCAAGCAGCGGTTGGAGGAAGAACTCGAACTGTGGAACGCCAGCACGCCCAAGGCGATCGGCGAGCGCATCTCCGCCAAGACCGCGACCATGATCGAAGAGAGCATCCCCGAGGTCTTCGACCTGATCCACGACAAGAAACAGCCGATGGCGGCCAAGATCGACGCGCTCAAATGGGCATCCAACGTCGCCGGTCTGATCAAGCGCGACACGGGCGGCCAGTCGGCCGGCGAGCGCGTGCGCTTCAACATCTATATCGGCGAGAAGCAGATCAATATCGACAAGCCGCTGATCGAGCCGCCGACCATCGAAGGCACGCAGGTCCTGCTCGACAAGCAGCCGGTGTGAGCCGTGGAGGTCAACTACCGGGCTCCGCCGACAGTCTCCGCCATGATGCAGTCGGAGGCGTTCTACCGCATCATCGCCGGACCACTGGGCTCGGGCAAAACCACCGGGGTCGTTTTCGAGCTGATGAAGCGCGCCCTCATGCAGGGCACGGCGCACGATGGCTTTCGCTACACCCGCTTCGCCATTCTCCGGCAGACCTTGCAGCAGTTGAAGCAGACCGTGCTGAAGGACATCTCGCAGTGGTTTTCCGGCTTGGCGCACTGGAAAGTCAGTGAGGGCACCATCTACTTCCACTTTGGCGACGTGCGCTCGGAATGGCTGCTATTGCCGCTGGAAGAGCCGGAAGACCGACGACGCATTTTGTCGATGAACCTGACTGGCGCGTTCCTCTCGGAGTGCATCGAGATCGACCGCGATCTGGTCGACGACGTCGCCGGACGATGCGGGCGCTACCCGTCAGCCGAGGACGGCGGGGCCACGTGGAAGGGCATCGTGTGCGACACCAACATGCCGCCCGAGGGCACACCATGGCACGAGACGATGATCCTGCCGCCGCGCGAATGGGAAGTTTTCATCCAGCCGGGCGGGCTCGACCCTCTTGCCGAGAACCTGCCCTATCTGCTGCAGACGCCCGAATCGATCAAGCTGCCGCTCGATCACCCCGACCGGATTGCCCTAGGAAGGACCTACTATGAACGGCTGGCGCGCTCCAACAACGACAACTGGGTCAAGCGCTACGTCTACGCCCAGTACGGTCCTGATCCCTCTGGCACTGCTGTATTCGCATCTTCGTTTCGCTCAGCTTTTCACTGCGTGGATGACCTTGAGCCCCAGCCCAACGGGCCGCTCTATATCGGACAGGACTTCGGCCGCGACCCGTGGTCGATCATCTGCCAGCCCGACTACATGGGCCGACTGAATGTCATTCAGGAGGTCAAAGCCGAGGATATCGGCCTGATCACCCACCTGCGCCAGAACCTGCGCCCGCTACTGCAGCAGCCACGTTTCCAGAACCGACCAGTCGTAGTGATCGGCGATCCGGCGGGCATGGCCAAGTCGCAGTACGACGAGGTTAACGCTTTCGACATCCTGAAAAAGGAAGGCTTCATGGCCATCCCGGCAGGCACGAACGACGTCGATACGCGCCTGCGCGGCGTCGAGGATTACCTGCTGCAGCAGCGCAACGGCGGGCCCGCCATCCTGTTCAGCCGCAAGGGTTGCCCGCATCTGATCCAAGGCATGGCCGGGCATTATCGCTACTCCAAGACGACGCTCAATATCTCGAAGCCCCTGCCCGACAAGAACCGCCACAGCCACGTCGCCGACGCGCTGCAGTACGCCTGCCTCGGCACCAAGGGCAATACGGCGCGCGCCATCGCCCGTCGGGTCAGCCCTCGGCGGGCGTCGCGCGCGCCTGTCACTGCGGCCGGTTGGACTTAAGGCGCTGGCACGACCGGAGGCGCTTCGGTGCCGGGCTGCGGCGGCGGGGTGACGGCAGGCGGCGGCGGAGCCAGCTTGGCGGCAGCCTCGTCGGCTTCCTTCTGGACGTCGACCTGCTTGGTCTTGTTCTCAGCCGACACTGTAATGATCTCGGCGGCATTGTCGGCCGGGGTGCGCAGGTTGGCAGGCGGCACGTTGTAGCGGCTGTCGATGCCCGCCTTCATCAGTTCTTTCTCTTCGTCGGTCGCCGTGCTCAGAGGCTCGGTCGGTGCAGGAGCAGTCGAACCAGTGTCGGTCATGGGTGTCTCCTAGCCCGGTTTCTTCGGGCTGCCATCAGGCTGGCGCGTAAGCGCGACATTGGCCCACATCGCCGTCGTACGATGTAGCCGAA